TATATGGACAATCACCAATAGAAGCAGGTATGAGAGTTCTTACTACTGCAAACGAAGCAGTAGAAACTAATCTTAAATTCTTACACAATCAATCTGCTAGAGGAATGCTTACACCTGACGATGACCAACTGACACCAACCCAAGCACAACAACTTAAAGATGCACTAAGAAGAAACTATCAAGGAAGCAAGTCTGCAAACGATATTATGATTACTGGTAAGAAGTTCTCGTGGACAAACTTTGGATTATCAACTTCTGACTTGCAACTATTAGAATCATACAATGCAACAATAAAAGATTTGTGTAATCTATATGGTGTACCAGTACAATTATTAAATAATACAGAATCAACCACATACGATAATTATAGGATAGCTAGAAAGGTATTATTTACTAATGCAATCATTCCTGAACTTAATAAGATCAGAGATGAGTTCAATAGATGGCTAGTTCCAATGTATGGCGAGAATCTATACTTTGACTTTGATTATAGTGCGATTCCTGAACTTATGCCTGAGCAACAACAACTGATAGACAATCTATCTAAGAGTTATTGGCTTACAACAAATGAAAAAAGAGAAGCTAGTGGTTATGGTGTAGATGAAGATAATCCAATTATGAATGAGTATCTAGTTCCAAATCAGTTTGTTCCAATATCTGATTTAGATTTAGGTATATCAGATGACGTTACGTTCCCAGTACAAGAAGCTGAAGAAGAAGATGATGTTATGACAGAAGATGAGATGGAAGATATGCAAGAGCAAGAAGAAAAGCAGATGACTGCTAGATTGGAAACTGCGTTACGAAATAAAGTAGAAGAACATAACGAAAAGGTCGGTGATGATAAAACAAAAAGAACTACTGTAAGAACATTGTATCAAGTATATAGAAGGGGTGTAGGTGCATATAGAACCAACCCTGCATCTGTACGACCAAACGTAAGAAACGAAGACCAATGGGCTATGGGACGTGTGGGGTCATATTTATTTGCTTTGAGAAATGGTAGATTTAGAAGTGGCAAACACGATACTGATTTATTACCATCAGGTCATCCAATGTCTAGCAAAGACGATAAGTCATATCATAATGAGGTTTTTGATAATAGAGTTGATGCACAAGAGAGAGCTGAAGCGATTGGTTGTTCTACAACACACACCCACGAAACAGAAGATGGTATGGTATATATGCCTTGTGCAAATATGGATGAGTTAGAAGATGCTTTATCTAAGTATAGACACGAAGACGAAGAAGAATACAAACAAGAAACTTATGACGATTATCCCAAATCCGTAAGAGAGAACGCAAAGAAAGCACAAGAAATCAATGAATCTTTTAACAATCCTTGTGCTACCTTAGTGGGTAAAAACAGAGCAAACGACCTCATTGCAGGTCGTGGTCTATCATTGGAAATCGTAAAGAAAACATTTGCATATCTATCAAGAGCATACGAATATGTTACTGGTGACTACATAGATGAAAAAGATAAACCAATCTGTGGTGATATATCTTACTCATTATGGGGTGGTGATAATAAAGTATCTAGGGTTGAAGATGATCCTATGTACAAATGGTGTAAGAGGATCATAGATAAAGCAGAAGAAGATGCCACTACCTAAACCAAGAGCAGGAGAATCAAGCAATCAATTTGTTCGAAGATGTATGATTGATGATACATCTATGTCAGAATACCCTGATACACAACAACGATATGCAGTCTGTAGAAGCATATCTGCAAGAAAGTCAATACAAACAAAACAGAATAGAAGAAAAGTATCTACTGAATTTGAGAAACAAATAAGGATAGCACAAAAGAAGAATCTTCCCATTGCATATCAATTCTATATTATAGGATATGATAAAGCAGTTAAAATGTATGAAGAAAATCCTACACCAACAAACCAAAACTTCAATACATTATTTACAGAAAAAGAAGTAATTGAAATGTACAAACAGATGTACAGACAAACTGGTCTTAGGTTTGCATATTGGTACAGAAAAAACTTTAAGTTATTTGTAAACAAAATGTCAGAGTTTGAATTTGAAAGATTATTAGATAGAATAGAAAGAGGACAACAATTAACTGCACAAGAAAGAAGAAACTTAGAATCAACCATAATTGAAGGTCTTGATAGATACGCTACACAAAGAAGCAATTACTTAGCTACTGCAAAGGAAGTAACCTCTGTGAATGGTGTAGCACTACAAACACTTAAAAAGGTAATTACAGATTTGACTAAAAATGAAGAATTTATGTCAATGGGTTTAGAAGAAAGAGTTAGAGAAATAAGTAAGAGATTAAGATTTAAAGCTAGGTGGATGGCAAGAAGAATAGTGCAAACAGAGACAACTGCTTCTGCTAACTTTGGTATCCAACTATCTGCACAAGATATCTATGGTGAAGACAACCTAGTAAAAGAATGGATTTCAGGAGGTAGAAATGTTAGGGATACACACAGATCAGCAGACATACAATATGGTAATAATCCTATTGCATCAAATGAACCTTATCAAGTTGGTGGTTCATTGTTGATGTTTCCTTCTGACACATCACTAGGTGCATCTGCAAAAGAAGTTGTGAATTGTAAATGTTTATCTGTACCCTTCGTACAAGTAGATTAAAACATTAGAAAAAAAATTGTATTATTTTTGAAAATAAATTTAAGATTATGAGTAAAGTATTATTTAAGCAAGGAGAGATAAGTGACGTAGATGAAAAACTAGGAATAGTAAAAGGATACGGTTCTGTCTTTGGTAACGAAGATTCAGATAAAGATATTATAGAAAAAGGTGCATATTCAAGAACCATAAAGAACAATGGTTCTCGTGTAAAGTATTTATATCAGCACGACATTACAAAACCAATCGGCAAGATGAGAGAGCTGTATGAAGATGATAAAGGTTTAGCATTTGTTGCTGAAGTACCTAAGACTACTTTTGGTAGAGAAGTCTTAGAACTTATGATTTACAAAGTTATTGACGAGAACTCAGTCGGAATAATGCCAGTAAAGAAAGATTATAATGAAGATGGTGTCAGGGTAATCAAAGAAGCAAAGCTATTTGAAATATCAGCAGTAACTCTTGCATCAAACGAAGAAGCAAAAATATTAGAGGTAAAAGGCGAATCTGAAAAGATCGACTATTACACAAAGAGATTTGATAACTTAATCAAGTTAATCCGTAAAGGAAACATTACAGATGATCTTGGTTATTTAGTCGAATATGAATTAGAAGTTTTAAAATCTTTGATTGCTCGTGATAATACACACCAATCAGACAAGGAACTAACTCGTGGTAATGCACACTTAGAAACTAAGAAAGATAATATCACTTCAGATTCAATCTTTAATTATATGTTTAACAATTTAAATTCGAAATAATGGATGAGAATATAAAAAAACAGTTAGACGATGTTTGTAATATTATTGATGAGAAACTGGAGAAATCTGCTAAGTCAATCAAAGATAATGTTAATAGTGAAGTCGATACTGTAATCAAAGGCGAGGTTAAGAACCTTGTCGAGAAACATTCTGAAATAGTAGAGAGATTAGACAAAATCGAAGTTGAAAACAAAAAAGACAACTTTAGTGATGTTTACAAAACTAAGTCAGATGTGTTCGGTGATGCTATTGAAAAGAGCGAATCATTCCAAGCAATGAGATCAGGAAATTCAAACAACGCATCATTCGACCTTAAAGCAGACGTTTTAATATCGTCTGACTTTGCAGGTGCTAGTTCAGCTAGAGATGCAACTGGTGTTGAGAGAGTAGCAGGAATTAAACGTGATCCGTCAAATGTGACGAATATGATGAATATAATTCCAGTAGCTTCTACAACATCTAATGTCATTAGATATGTGAAAGAATCAGCTTATACTGACAATGCAAGTAATGTTGCAGAAGGTTCAGCACCATCTGATTCTGAGTTCCAATTAACTGCTACTGATGCTGTAGTACAGAAGACAAGTGCTGTTATGACTATCTCACAAGAGATGTTAGATGACACACCTGCTTTGCAGAGTTACTTATCACAAAGGATTCCTGCAAAGATTATGACTGTAGTTGATGATCAGTTACTTAATGGATCAGGAAGTTCACCAAATCAATTAGGTTTGATGAATGGAGGTACAACTTTCTCAGCAGGTGGGTTTGCTAACGCTATCGAATCTGCACAAGAATTAGATGTACTGATTGTTGCCCTTAATCAATTAGCCTTAGCTAATTATGCAGGTAATGGAATCATTTTAAATCCAACTGACTTCCATAAAATCTACTTATTAAAAGATACAACAAACGAGTATCTAAGAGGTAATTCTGTGGTAACAAGTGAAGGATTCACTAGAATAAATGGTGTGCCAGTCTATCTAAATAATAAGATGGCTTCAGGATCATTTGTTGTTGGTGACTTCTCACAAGGATCACAAGTTTTCCAAAGAGAAAACTTAACTGTGGACTTTGGATATGAAAACAACGATAACTTTGACAAGTATCTTGTCAGCGTTAGAGGTATTATAAGAATGGCTCACGCTATCTATTTACCAAACGCTTTCGTAAAAGGTTCGTTTAGCACAGCTAAAACAGCTTTAGAAACTTCATAATAAGTTATATTATTGGGTTATTAAAAGGGCAACATTTTTGTTGCTCTTTTTTTTTATCTTTGTTTAAATCAAATTTTAGAATTATGAAAATAAAATGTAAAGTAGATATTGTTCGTGAAGGTGTAGAATATGAGAAAGACGATATTCTTGATATACCTGAATCAAATGTAGATAAGTGGATCGCTAAAGGTTGGGGTACACCTATTGAAAAAAAAGAACATAAACAAAAAAAAGAAACCAAAGAATTAAAAGTAGATAAAGAAACAAAATGATTAGTGTTCAAATAGATTCGACTACTGGAAGCGAGATTGTTGCAAACTCTGAACTTAAAGATTATGCAAGGATAGAAACATCTGATGATGATACTATCGTTGCAGAAATGATTAAGTCTGCTAGAGAGAAGTGTGAAGCATATATAAACAGAGATATTGTCGCAAAGACAAGAACGCTGTTCATAAGTGATGTCCATAGATCAGGTGAATACGGTGACTTGTATAGACGTAAGATCAAAATAGTCTTGCCATTTGCACCAATAGCATCTGTAACATCTGTGCAACAACAAGATAGTAGTGGTTCACTATCAAGTATAGGTCATAATGTTTATGGGTTTGAAGATAAATATATTGAGATACCTTCAGACTATGTTCGTAATATAAAGATCGTATATACAACAAGTGGTCTTTCATTTAGTGATATTAAAATGGCGATTAAACAATTAGCAACAACGTACTACGATAACAGAGCAGAATATGTTAAAGGAACTATTGTTGCACAGTTACCCACAAACATAAAAAGTATATTATCTAAATATGTTTACTATAATGAGTTATGATAAAAGCAGGGGATTTACGATACAGATTAACGGTAAAGAGAAACACTAATTCTGCTGATGGGTATGGTGGCTTCACATCTTCTCAGTCAACTATAGGTACATTTTGGTGTGATCGTGAGTTCTTAAATGGAAGAATGATATTTAGAGATGGTAAACGAATACTTCAAACTGGTATTGAGCTGACATTGCGTAAGAACACAGCTACGACAAACATTCAAAGAGGTGACATATTATTTCTTACAAACGATTCTAATAAGTATAGAATCAACGAGATGTATGAAGAAGATTTATACACATTTAAAATATTAGCAGATAAACAACAATAATGGCAAAGAAAAACGCAAAGATGTCAGCAGAAAGTAAAAGACGTTTTAATCGTAAGATGAAAGCGTTAGCTAAGTTTATAAAACCAAATAAAGGTTTTTCTAAACTTCTTGCAGGTATGGGTACGGATATAATCAGAAGATCATCAAGAAGAGTTCCAGTAGATACTGGTACTTTAAAACAATCGGTGTTCCTAGAAGGTAAACCATTCAGTATAGTAGTTGGATATAATGCAGACTACGCTACGTTTGTAGAAGAAGGTACAGCTAATATGAAAGCACAACCATTCTTTGAGCCATCCATACAAGAATCAATCAAAAGATTTAAAGATAATTGGTCAGTACAAATTCAAAAGGAATATAGGAAATGAAAGATGCAAGTCACTTCATACGTAAACAAGTTTTTGATGCACTTAATGGCAACATCACACTTAACTCTGCAAATGTACCAGTATATAATGTTGTGCCTTCATCAGCAAGTACACCATACATTTTGATTACATCTGTATCTAATTCTATAGCAGAAGATATTAAAGATACGTATTTAAATGAGATCATAACAGATGTGGAAATCGTAACTGCATTTGATACCAATACTGGTGGACAACTTGATGCTAACCTAGCTATGAATCAGATCACCCAAATACTTGTAGATAGAACATCGTTCTTTAATATGGCTTCTAACAACTTTAAATGTATTTCTGCACAAAGTAATGGTGTGGCTTATATTAGTACGGATACGGACACAGAAACGATTTATAGAGGTATTCTAACGCTATCAAACCTTGTAGAAGAATTATGAGATTAGAATTGTATAGATTTAGTTCACAAAATGAAAGCACACTTGGAATATTATACATAGTAAATGATGAAACAAACCAAAAAGATTTTCTATGCTTTACTCTCGAAGATCAAAAAAGGGAGGTCAAAGTTTATGGAGAAACTCGCATACCTAAAGGCACTTATCAAATTGAATACAGAAAAGAAGGAGGTTATCACAATAAGTATTCAAAACGTTTTCCAAGTATTCATAGAGGTATGCTTGAAATTAGGGATGTGCCTAATTTTACTCACATTCTTCTGCATTGTGGGAATACTGATGACGATACAGATGGTTGTCTTCTTGTTGGAAATGTTGTATCACAAAATATTACAAAAGATGGATTTCTAGGACAATCTACTGATTGTTATAAAAGAATTTATCCATTACTAGCAGATATTTTAGATACGCAAAAACATCTATCAATTAAAATAATTAATTTTGAAGAAATCTAAATCAAAAAAAAATATTATGCCAAAAGAAATCTTAGATAAAAAAGTAGCTATTGATCTTGATTCAGATGGTCGTAGCGATATAAAGCTTGACATCAAGTTTATAGGTCTATTAGTTGGCGGTATTATATCGCTTACAATGACTTATTCACAACTGACTGCTGAAATAGAAGTAGCTAAAACACTTCCCGAATATAAGATTCAGCAAGACGATACTAAAGTAATTAATCAAAAAATTGATTATTTGATAAGAGAATTAGAAAAATTTGAAGAACAAACAAACAGAAGACTAAATAGTTTAGAAGATAAAGTATATAAAAAATGAAATTATTAAGTGATATTAGTTTATCAGAAAAAGATGTAAACGAACAGTTAAAAACAACACAGACATTATCAAAGATCAATACACTTATGGATGTAGCAGATGGGTTGAAGGAATGGGAAGGTGTACAAAGGATAGAAATATTTCTTAGAATAGAACATAAATTAATGGATTTAATAGATGAATTGTAATGCAAATACATTTGGAAAACGTAGATTTTGCTGTGGTAGCTGTGACACTTGTTGGTGCTTTGCTTGTTGGGGGGTTGATAATATATGTGTGGCTAACAGATAATGATAGATGAATAAGATATTTCAGAAACTCTTTGGAGAAACTGCTAATGGTATCGCAAACATTGTTGATCGTTTCGTACAGACAAAAGAAGAAAAGCATAAAGCGAATCAAGAGATACAGCAATTATTTCAGTCGTTTGAGATTGAGATGCAGAAGAATACTACTGAGAGATGGAAGTATGATTCTACATCAGATAGTTGGTTATCTAAAAACATAAGACCATTAGTTCTCCTGATCCTTGTTATTTCTACTATTCTTCTAGTATTCATAGATGCAGGTAAAATATCTTTTGAGGTCAAAGAGAGTTGGGTTGATTTATTGCAGATCGTTCTTATAACAGTCATAGGTGCGTACTTTGGATCAAGAGGTTTAGAAAAATATTCTAAGAAGTAATGGCTAAAAGGTTTTTTCCAAAAGCATACGAAGCTAAACCAAAGAAAAAACGTAAAGGCATACACTCTAAAAACAGAAACACTAACAACAAGAACGGAAAATACTATAGTGGTACAAAATACAGAGGACAAGGAAGGTAAGATTTGTGCTTCTTGTAAAAAGCACAAACCATACAATAGATACTACAAAAGAGAAAATAAGAAACCTGAGATACATTGCAAAGATTGTAGAAACAAGAAAAGAGAAGAAAGACACAGACATTGGAAGCAAGAGTTTATATATAAGCTATCAACACACATAGATATTAAATGTGTAAAGTGTGGTTATGATAAAAACTTTAGTGCTTTAGACTTTCATCATACTAAAAGAAAGAAGTTATCAATAGCAAGAGAGATCAGAAACTTATCTGAAAAAAGTTTTTATGACGGTAAAGTAGATCGTATATTGACGGAGATTATGAGTAAATGTGAGATACTATGTTCTAACTGTCATCGTGAGCATCACAACAAGCATATAATGAAAATGAAAAAATAGTATATTTGTAAATAAAATATTCTTATGGGTACATCATTAACTGGAGTAAATATATCAGCGAGTTATCTCGGTCTTCTTAAAAGCACAGATTCATTAGCAATCTCAACGACTGCAAAAACCATTACAGATGGTGCAGGTAATGACTTGCCCATAAAACTATCTACTAATCAAATGCTGTTTGGAACTGGTACAGAATCCGTTCCTGCACTATCATTTAACGCTAATACATCCGAAGGTTTCTATATTCCAACTGATGAGAATATTGGTGTCACGATAGCAGGTTCAGAAGTAGCTAGATTCAATGGTACTGGTTTAAGTTTGACTTCATCAAAGCTAACTTTAAGTAATGACCAAAAAATTAGATGGACTTCAGATGATGTTTATATACAAGGTACAACAAGTGCTGATAACATACAGATTGGTGTTGGTGGTTCTACACAATTCACTTTTGCACAGACTACTGGTATGAGATTACATCAATACGGTAGTGGCTCTATAACTGGTACAGTAACACAAAGACTTGGTGTAACATCTACTGGTCAAGTTGTCGAGATACCTATTGGTAGTGGTGCTGTCGATGGTAACGGTACAGCAGGTAAGATAGTAAAGTGGTCAGACACAGATACGATTGTAAACAGTATAATAACAGAAAGTAGTAATTTAATTCAAATAGGTCATATTGGTTCAGGAACTTTAAATGAAGCAAGTGGTGTTAAATTAGCAATTATAGGTAATTTAGGTGATAATACTGATGGTCTTATTATTACAAGAGGTGGTAGTGGACAAGGTCAATTAGACCAATTTTTAAATATATATTATGATGGCGCTTCAAATTTTTTAACATCAGGTGGTACTTCGACACACGGAAGTTTTGATTTCAGGTCAACAAATGACGAAGGTAATACTTCAACAAGCAGATTATCAATAGATTCTTCTGGCAATTCCACCTTTCAAGGTAATCTAAATATAGTAGATACAAAAAAAATAATATTTGGTGGTACAGCAAGTTCAGGTGCTGATAGTGCTTCTATAACTTTTAATGATTCAACTGGCATTCTTAATGTAACAGCTAGTAGTTCTGATTCTCATAAAGTTCAAATATGTGGTGATACCATAGAAGCAGAAGAAGGTGGCACAGCAACATTTGCTAATGGTGCAACAGTACAATCTGCTCTTAGTGTTGATTCTATTCAAACTATAGGTTCAGGTACAACTATGTCTTTAGGAACAAGTGCAGGTAATGTAATGACTTTATTAAATTCTAATTTGGGTGTAAATGTTACAAGTCCAACAACTGCCAAATTAGTAGTAGCAGGTGATGTCAACACTTTTACTTTAAGAGTAGATGGCTATGACACTACAAATCAAAGTTTTGGTGCAAGAATTAGAGCAGGTACAAGTTCAAGTGACACAGCTTTACTTGTTGAAAATACATCTGCTTCTGAATTATTTAAAGTTGCAGGTGATGGTAATGCAAGTTTTGGAGGAACTTTAGCTAGTGGTAATGTTACTGTGACTGGTGGTAGTGGTGGAAATGGTCAAGTGGATATTCTAAGAACAAGTGGTGCAACATTATTTCACCAAGCACAAGCAAGTGTTGGTGTTGTTGGAACTTCAACAAATCATAGATTAGATTTAAAAACTAATAGCACAACTGCTTTAACAATAAACACTTCTCAACAAGTCGGCATAAACACGACTTCACCTTCTAATTTATTAGAAATAGATGGTGGTACTGGCGTTGCAACAACTGGTACTTTAGTTCTTAGACAGAATGGTGATACAGCAAGTAGTGGTTTGTCTATAACAAGTAGTCACGCAACAAGTCATAGAATATGGAAAGATGCATCAGGTAATTTGAATATAGGATCAAGTGCTGATCCAGATGCTTTTAAACAAGACACATCTGGCAATGCCACCTTTGCAGGTGATGTTACTGCAACTTCTAAAAAGTTTATATCAACAAGTTCATCTAGTGGTGATTATGTAAGATTATATGCAGGTAGTGGTACTGGTAAATGGGATATTTATGGTAGTGGTGCAGATTTAAGATTTTCTGATAATGATAGTGCAGGTGCTATAAGATTTGATACTAACGTAGGTATTGGTGCATCACCAAGTGAAGATTTACATATTACTGGTGATACGCCAGTTATTAGACTAACCGATTCTGATACATCAAGAGACGCACAAATAGTTGCTATTGATGGTAATTTGAGATTTGATGCAGATAACAATGACGCTCAATCTAGCACTCATATTGCATTTAGAACTGACGGTGGTGAGGCAATGAGAATAGACGCTTCTCGTAGGCTTGGCCTAGGCACGACTAGCCCTGACGAATTATTTCAAGTTGAAGGTGCTTCAGGATTAGATGGTGCAACGCCTCCTACAATTAAAATTAATTCATCATCAGCAGGAAATTGGACAGATAACGCTGTATTTGCAAAATTAGCATTTGGAAATGAAGATACAGCAGGTGGTATAGCTTGTGCCATAAATGCGTTTGTAGATAGCACTACTGGAAACAATGCAGGTTTATCTTTTTCTACATCAGCATCAGCAAATACACCACTTGAAAGAGTTAGAATTGATAAAGATGGTAATGTAGGAATTGGTTTAAATAATCCATCTGCTTATGGTAAATTTATTGTTAAAGATTCTAGTTCTTCACTTATAAATTTAGATTGTACAAGTGGTTCTGCAAAATTAACTTTTTTTGAAAACGGTACTGGTCGTTTTGGTTTCCACACTTTAAATGGTTCTGATGGTCTTGCTTTTGTAGATGGTGATGGTAGTAGTGAGCGTTTAAGAATAGATTCTAGTGGAAATGTTGGAATTGCAACAACCAGTCCGAATCACTTGCTCGACGTTGAATCAGTTGGTGCATCAATGAGATTATACAATACCACTTCCAATGGAAACACAGAATTTTTTATAACAACTGCTGGAACTACAGGTGCTTCTAAAATTATGTTTGGTGATACTGATGATGCTGATATCGGTAAGATTATTTACAGACACAATGGTAATTCAATGGCTTTTGAAACTAATGATAGTGAATCAATGCGTATTGATTCAAATGGTACTTTACTTGTAGGTACTACATCAGCACAAAGTGGTACTAAATTTCAAGTGAATGGTGTTTCGTATTTTCAAGGTGTCAATACTACAAATGGTACTGCTGTTTTTGTACCTGATTCAAATAAAGGCACGGCTCAATCACATATACATTATGGCACTACTGGTGATTGGTACATAAGACCTGCAAGTAATAGTGGTAAGGTAGTAATTGCTGATAATGCAGGTATGCTAGTGGGCATTGGGACTGCTTCACCAAGTGTACCTCTAACAGTTAATAATACAACAGATAACTCAGATATTGCTATTTTTCACGCAGGTGGTGGTACTCCAAACAGAGGTTTAAAAATAAGCACATTTGCAAATGTAGATGATAATGCAGGTGTAGAATTTGATGCCCAATTTTCTAACGGTGCCTTCAAATTTAGTTCAAATGGTACAGAACGTCTAAGTATCTCATCAACTGGTCTTACAACAATTAAAAGAACTGGCATTACTGGTGTTACTAAAAACGATATGACACTTCATATCGGTTTTGAAGGTAACAATGGTCAAAACAATTTAATAGGTTTCGGTTATAATGGTGTTAATGCAATACCTGCTTACATAGGTTTTACAACAACAAGTGGTAGCACTAATACAAAAGGTGATTTGATATTTGCTACAAGGTCAGTTGTAACAGATTCTGACCCAACGGAACGTTTGCGTATTGATTCAAATGGTAACGTAGGAGTTGGAACTACCTCGCCTTCTTCCAAATTAACTTTAAGTGATACAAGTTCTAATAGTATTGTACAAGCTCGTTTTATTAACGATGCTAGAGATTATGCAATAGGTGTTCACGGCGGATTGTCAGATTCATTTGTTTTATATGATGATACAGCAGATGAAACCCGTTTGGTTGTTGATACAAGTGGCAAGATAGGCGTAGGCACAACTTCGCCTTTAGCTAAACTTCATACATCTGATAATGATGGTGGAACTATTTATATAGAAGATGCTAATGCAACTAGTACATATAGCATTACTAGTTTTACAAATGGGGCTGGAAATTTTAGTTTGGATACAAGAACAAGTGCAGGTTCTTTTGTTGCTACTGAATATCAAATTTCTAAAAACGCATCAGGTGCTGATTATCATAGATGGTTTACACAAGGAACAGAAAAAGTAAGATTAGATTCTAGTGGAAACTTAGCAGTTGGAACGACATCGCCTGATGGACAACTGCACGTTAAAGGAACTAAAAATAAAACTTTAAAACTTGACCCTACTTTTTCAACTGGTACTTTTACAACGTTAGCTTTTGCAAGAAATGGAACTGATAAGTGGAGAGTTTTTCATATTTCAGATGATAGCTATTTAAGTTTCTTCAACGAAAATACTTCAGCTCATCAACTAAGTTTAGCGTCTGATGGGAACGTAGGAATCTCAACGACATCGCCTTCTCAAAAACTTCACGTATCAGGAGGACATTTAAGATTAGATGATACTTATAAAATAGAATGGGGTGGTAGTAATGCAAGAATAGATGGTAGTAATGCAAGTGACTTTTTAAGATTTTTTACTTCTGATTCAGAACGTTTGCGAGTTGATTCAAGTGGTGTTACTCATATTATGGGTGCAAGTGCATCTACTAATAATTCTTTACAATTAGGTTATAACTCTACAGCAGGTTCTGCCGAAATATCTGCAAAATCTACAAGTGGAACTACACATTTTGAATTTAGTACTTCAAATTCAGGTACTACTTCAGAAAAAGTAAGATTCACAGGTGTTGGTACAGTTGGCATAAATCAGACTAGCCCTGATGGCAGACTTCACATAACGTTTAATGATGCCTCAGGTGGTACTATAAACGTTGGTGCAAGAATAGAAGCAGAAAGAACAAATTCATCTTCTTGTATTGCTTTTAAAAACCCTAACGGTACTGTAGGTACAATACAGACTTTAGATTCTGCAACGTCATATAACACCTCATCTGACTACAGATTGAAAGAAGATTTACAAGATTTCAATGCTTTAGAGATTGCATCAAAGATTAAGATGTATGACTTTAAATGGAAAGCAGATGATTCAAGAAGCTACGGTGTAATGGCACACGAATTACAAGAAGTAGTGCCACAAGCAGTTAGTGGTGATAAAGATGCAGAAGATATGCAACAAGTAGATTACAGTAAGCTAGTACCTATCTTACTAAAGTCGATACAAGAACTTGAAGCTAGAGTTAAAGAACTAGAAAAAGAGATTTAAAAAATTACTATATTTGTTAAAATATTAAATACAAAATTATGGCAAAAGCAAAAAATACTTATTCGTGGAACTGTAAGACAGTAGATTGTTACCCATCTAAAGACGATAATACAGACGTAGTTTACAATATACATTGGAGATATACTTGTACTTCTGATAAAGTAGATGCAGAGAGCAATCCTTATACTGCAACAATCATTGGAACACAAGTTATATCAACTGATGATATTACTGACTTCATACCTTTTGCTGATTTAACAAACGCAAAAGTCACAGAATGGTGTGAATCAGCTCTAGGTGCAGAAAAGGTTAAGGAGATGAAAGCTAATTTAGATGCACAGATCGCAGAGAAGATAAATCCTACATCTGTAACATTATCAGTATCTGAATAAAAAAAATTATACATTTCTTTATTTAAGTTTGTAGTATTATTTGTTTAACAGTTTAAAAATATAATACTATGCCTAGCACAGGACTTATGAACGGAACACTTCTTGTACTTCAAATTAGTACAGATGGTAGTTCATTTACAAATCTCGGACATTCGACATCATCCAGTTTATCATTCAATTTAGATACGCCTGATGCGACCTCAAAAGATAGTGGTGGTTACAGAGAGGTGATCGCAGGTGCAAGATCAATCGACATTAGTTTTGATTCTTTTGTTGCCTATGATGATACTGTAGATGTGGATACTATGATAGGACACGCAAATAATAGAACAAAAATTCACGCAAGATTTGGTACTGCCGTAAGTGGTGATACTACTTATGCAGTTCAAGGATTTATAAGTTCTATTGATTACACGGCAGATGCAGAAGCACCTATTACTTTCTCAGGTACTTTTACTTCTACTGGTGCAGTTTCTATAGGTACTAACTAATAATTTTTATATTTTAATTATTAGTAGTAGTTTTACTTAATGAACAGTAAAAGAGGTTACATAAAAATAGAGATTGGAGGGAAAGAAAGAACCCTCCACTTCTCTATGAATTTTTGGTGTCACTTTACAGAAACTCTCGGTATCGGTCTGAATGATCTCGAAAAATACTTCACAGCAGAAAACCTTAATATATCATCAATAAGAGCATTGATATATTCAGGTCTTATTGCTTACGATCAAGAAGAAAAGAATCCTATTGATTATACCATTTATGACGTTGGTTCTTGGTTAGAAGACTTCGGCGCAGAAGAACTTCAAAAGGTAATGGTTGCACTTACTGAATCTAGGATACTTGGCAACGATCTTAATATGGGAATACCAAGAGTATCTAAGGAGGAAGTAAAAAAAAAGTAGATACTAATATTTGGGAAGACATCTTAGATTTTTACATTGGTCAATGTGGAATCCATCCTGATACATTTTGGAAGAATACGTTTGCAGAAAATACTAGAATGTCTGAAGCGTTTCAGATACATCAGAACTTAGAATGGGAAAGACTGCGTTATATATCAGCTATGCTTATCAACGTAAACGCAACCAAAGCATCACAAAGAATACAACCTAATAAACTATTTAAACTACCACAAGATAACGCAGTTAAAAAGAAAGTCTCTAAACCGTTAAGCAAAGAAGAATTAGATAACGTTTTAAAGGACTGGGATAAGACGATGACTGAAGGTAAAATATCTAAGATGTAAAATATTTATATTTGTTACTAAATTCTAATTTATGGCAAGAGAAAGATTACTTTTTGAATTTGATGGTGATGCTAGTAAGTTTAAACAAGCTGTCAAGCAAAGTGAAAAAAGCGTAAGTGGTTTTAGTTCTAATCTAGCAAAGGTCGGTGGAGTTATAGCAGGGGTTTTCGCAGTAGATAAAATAATGGAGTTTGGTAGTGGTGTAATAGAAACTACTGCTACTTTTCAAAGGTTTGAATCTGTATTAACAAATACTTTAGGAAGCACTTCTGAAGCACAAAGAGCTTTAGATAGGATCACAGACTTTGCATCAAAGACACCATTTAGTGTTTCAGAGTTGACAGATAGTTTTGTACGTCTTGCAAATCAAGGCTTCAAACCTACATCAGAGGAGATGAGGAAACTTGGTGATCTAGCATCATCTACTGGTAAAGAATTTGTAATGCTAACAGAAGCAATAATTGATGCACAAGTTGGTGAGTTTGAGAGATTAAAAGAGTTTGGTATTCGTGCTAGTAAACAAGGGGATCAGGTTACGTTTACATTTAAGAACGTAAAGACACAAGTTGATTTTACATCTGATGCAATACAAAACTATATACTTTCACTTGGTGATCTTAAAGGTGTATCAGGTGCAATGGTTGGTATATCAAACACTTTGGGTGGACAAATTTCGAATTTAGGTGATTCATTTGATAAGATGAAGGATACCATTGGTGATGCCTTAATGCCAGTATTAACATCTGTAATAAACAAGTTCAAAGGATTATTTGAAATGATAACGGATTTACTTAATCCTAATCAGGCGTTAATAGACGATTTTAAAGAAGCAAAAGATGCAGTAGATAATTTAGAAGAAGCAAGTTTTGCATTATCGGAAACACAAAGAAAATTAGTTGAAGTTACCAATGAAAGAAAAAGACAAAGACTAGCAGAACTTGAAAATCAAATATCAAAAGAAACTGAAAACTTATCATCTAAAATAGAAAGACAAGGTGAAGTTTTAGATATAGAAAACCAAAAACTTAAAAAATTAAGTGACCTATTGGTTGAATTAGATGGAAACCAAAATACTACAGCAAAAAATTTAGAATTTCAAACTGATAGATTTTTAGAACAGAATGAAGTTGTTAGAGAAGCACAGAAAGAATTTGATAATTTAAACAAAGAATTATCTGAATTTAATAGAAAGGTTCAAGAGATAAAAACACCTACACAAGAATTATCAAAAACCACACAACAAATAACCTTAGATAGCACTAACTATAGTAATAGTTTAAAAAAGGAAACAGTACCCCTTACTACTCAGCTTTCAGAATCCTTAAATGTTGCAAATTTAAAATATAGAGAAATGTTGCCTGTAGTAGAAGATACTGCAAAAACTCAGCAACAATTTGCAATGGCAACCAACATTGTAACTTCAGGAATGAATTTAATGTTTGATGCACTTTCTAATCCTGATGCTTTTGATTCCTTCTTAAAATCAGTAAAGCAAATCATAGTACAACTTTTAAAACAACTTGCAATAATGGTTGCTATCGCAGGAGTTATGGCTTTGGTTAGTGGTGGATCAATGTCATTTGGTAAAGCATTTAAAAAATTATTAGGAATTGGTGGAGGTGGAGGATCAGGTGGTGGTCTTGGAGGAGTTCTTGGTTTTGCTGAAGGTGGTATTGTAACAAAACCAGTTATGGGTATGATTGGAGAAGCAGGACAATCGGAAGCAGTTATACCATTAAACAGATTACCTCAAATGATTGGTAATATAGGTGGTAATCAGAAAGGTGAATTTACACTTAGAGGACAAGACTTAATACTAGCACTTGAAAGAGCAGGTGATTTCAGAGCAAGAATAACTGGATAGATATGGCTTACGGAGAATTATATAGAGTTAATTTCTTTGACACAGATGAACACAAGTTTTTATTACAAATATTTGAAGATGGTTATAGTGGTTTGGTTTCGGATAATTTAACACTTGGTGATAATCCAGTTGTTGTATCTTATCAACAAGACAATAATTTTTTTAATCCAATCATTGGTAGTTCTTGCAAATTACAATTCTATGTAGAAGAAGGTACTGGTGGTGGAGTTTGGAACTTAGAAGAAACAAATTGGAATCTAGCAAATTTTTTATGGAACGCTGAAGGAAGTATTGATTTTCTTGAACCTTCAAATGATAGAGAATTTAAAGTTGTATTATCAACTAGAAACGCTACTGGCACAACAACATCAACAAGTTCTATAAGCGTATTAAAAGATTCATCTGCTACTTTTACATCTAAAGTAAAAGTAGGTGATATTGTAATAAACGAAAACGATAACACATCAGCTTCTGTTACTGCTGTAACAGACAATAATACTTTAGTATTAAGTTCAGATATATTTACTTCAGGCACAACTACTGGCAAAACATATTCAGTATATAGAAAATATTGGACTGGTTTTATAGTACAAGATTCGTTTAATCTACCATTACAAGATTTCCCATTTTTAATAGAAGCGTATGCTTCTGATCTAATCGGTACATTAGACGGATACGAATATGAATTGACAACAACACAACCTACTGGATTACAAGCAATAGTAGAATGTCTTAGACAGATTAATATAGAGAACGGACAAGGTGATAGTGGTAAATCACTTGACTTCTCATATAAGTTTTTATGCAGAATTAAACCTACTTCTGCAAGTGGTGTTACACCAAGCTATGGTAATCCCTATGATCAAATAGAAATAAATGATGTTTCTGCTTTTAGAAATGAAAATGGAAACAATTTAGATGCTAAGTTTATTTTATCGAATCTATTGTTAATGTTCAACTGTAGAATATTCCAACACGAAAACACGTGGACTATCATATCAAATGATTCTTATTCTTTATCTGCATTTGATACAAGTTATACTAATGCTATAGGTAACAAATTTATAACTTATGATAAGAATGGTTCTAATGAAAGTACAGAATCCTTTACATCAGCTCAGATAATACAAAATATAAATTCAAGTGGAAGTGCAAACACTATACAACCTATGAATAAAGACTTGATAAAAACTATCAAGAGACCTGCTGTAAGAGCAAGAGTAAATACAGCAATTAAAAATTTGTTAAAATCAAACTTTACAAATGGAGACTTTGAAAGCACCTCTGCACCTAGTGGATCAATACCATCTGATGCTTATGCTATAAATACTTGGACTATTACCGATACAGCAACTACGTTTGCAGTAGATAGTAATACTGCTACTTTTGGCATTACACCATATCAAGGATCAAAATGTTTAATAAACATAGGTAATGATACTGCTAATGGTGGTGATACTAACTTAATAGCATCCAATAATACTGCTAATTTTAGTAATACTTTTTTATCAAAAGACTTAAAGTTAAATTATGCAATCTTTGCTGACCAACCTGCAACATACGATGGCAACTTGCTTAATTATAATTTTTACTGGAGATTAACATTTACACCTGATGGTGGAGGTACAACTAAATATTGGGATGTTATTAATAATGAATGGAAATCATCTTCTGTAAAAAACAGAATTAATAATGATGTTGCTAATGAATGGGTAAGATATAGCTTTGATATTTTACCTTTACCATCTACTGGTAATATTACTATAGAATTTTATGAACCTGAAGAAGCAAATTTTCCTTTAGGCACAAGTTTTAGATTTTATATTGATGATGTTGATTTTGTTGCAGTATCAGATTTAGAATATTATTCTACACTTGTAAATATTACAGATACAACATTTAGAAAGAATAGTGGTGTAATACCTCCCTTTGATGTTAGGTTTGGACAGATTGAGGATACTGGTTATGCAAATGCTTTGGTTAATACTGTGACACCTCCAAGTGCAATAGTAACATTTGATCATCAAGATTTATCTGAAGCAGAAGATTTAGAAGCTATGATGTGTCGTTTAAGATTAGCAGACTTGTCAGATAATAACAATATGTATGAAGGTACATTTAGAAAGACTTCAGATAGCGATAATTTATTATTACCTATTAGTATGCTTACATTCCCAAAACTTAATTTTACAACATTACCTGATAATACAGATCAGATGGCAATAGATAATTTAGAATGGAATGTTTCTAAAAATAGATATAAAATAAAAACACACGTATCTAATCAATCGAATTTAAGATCATTTAGTAGCACCAGTAGATCAAGAGGTTTCTTTACATCGAGACCTGAAGATAGTGCTGATCCTTTATTACAATATGCTTACGCAAGACTAAAACCACGTTAAGATTTTTTTTCTAAATGTTTTAAAGACTTACATTCATCTTTTAGAAGTTCTTGGAATTGGTTTACTTCTTCTTTGTATTCTTCGATGATCTTTCTTCTTTGCTCTAAATCGTGCATTGAGTTAGAGCAAGAATCAAGAAATGTTTTTTTCAGAAATTCATATAAACTCATACAAAAAGTATTAATGAAACATATAGTGTTGAAAACAACACGATCAAAAATAAGAAATCTAATATTAATTTTTTCATATTATTCGTTTTCAAATTCAGATAATAAATTATTTGCTTCATCATATACTGATTCAGAAACTACATACGTCATATCGCAAGGATCATTCAATGTGATCTTTTGACCATCTTCGGTAGTGTAGTCTAACATCATTATAGTTAATGTGTTTCTATCTCGTGAAACCTCGAATGTAAAGATGTCGTGTTCAAATGTCATTACTTTCTACCAGTTAATTCTTTGATCTCATCAGCTAACTCTTTAATAGACTTTAGCTGAATATTTATATCACTTTTCTTTACCTTATCAGACCAATCAGTATTGATCCACTCTACACGCTTTTTAAGGCGTTCCTTACGAGCTTTCTCTTTTGCCCTATGGTAACTATCATTTTTCATAATAAATCGTTTAAATCGTTTAAAATCAAATGGGGGTATTTCTACCCCCATTAGTATTACTTTTTTCTAGGCTTTTTTTCCTCAACTATTATGTGGCTTATTACTCTCCTAGAAGTTTCAAAACGTCTGTTATATTTAATCCATTCATCTACCTCAGATTCATAGATTAACAAATCACCAAACCATTCTTTTCTAATTTTAAAGTTTGGTATGTCTGATGGTCTCTCTCCTTTAATAACTTGCCTATCAGCTTTTCTATTAAATACTAATCTGCCTTTTATAACCTTGCCATCATCTTTAATAATGGTGGGATTTTTCCCACCATTATATTTATAAATCTTTACACTCATACTGATATTGTTTTTAACTCTTCAACAATATTCTCATAGTGAGACTGTAAACTATCAGGTGAATGATAAGACTTACATCTTACAGTTACCCAGTCATTGACTGGTATTTTAACCTTGTGTTCTTTTTTAGCTTTTCTAATAGCATTTATAAATGTATTAGAATAACCAAAGTATCCAAAAGGTGAACCCCACTTATCTCTTCTGCCTAGCTTTCCATCAGTTTTTATTCTGATAATCATATATCCACCAAGATGTTTGTTTTTAAAAGCAAACCATCTTTTAGATTTATGAAGTTTTAGATGATTGAAAACGGTTCTTGATCTACCATAAGATGGTTTACCATCCCTCTCTCTCACATCTACATCAAAACTTTCCATTTTATTTAGTTTAAATTATAGGGGTGAATTTGATTTTTAAGTCTTACTCGCACCCCATTTACGTTTGACTACTATTATTCTGATAGTTCAGATGTTCAGTAATTAATTACTTACTAATGACATTACATAGATAAAAAATTTTTTACAAATAAAAAAATTTTTATATGTATTTTTTTTTAAGTCTAAGAATATGGTCGTGAAGTTTAGACCAGTCATCGGATTCAAGATCAGAAGTTGACCACTCAATTTCTTTCTTTGTGATACCTTCTAGTGTTTTTAATAAATCTTTTTTTCTAGTTTGATCTGATATGTATTTCATATAGAAAATATTTTATGATGAATTAACATTTCAACGAGTTCGTGAAAATCATCTTTTTCCATAATGACATATTCACCATCGTTTTTTCTTTTGTGATAGATGATCTTATAATCATCTCTATCTGCTTCCATCTCTTTGAATATCTTATGATATGATGGATTATTAATTAAGGATTTACATTGTACTGCAAACGGTTTAGTGTTTACTAAATCAATCTTTCTATCATCCATCATCTTGGATGCGTACCTTGAAGTCTCACAATAAGACCAACCAAGCTCTCTAAATTCTTTCCTGATTTGTCTTTCGTAGTCGTGACCCTTCCTTCTGTTTGTGTTTGACATAAAATATACTTAATACTGCTACTAATAAAATAGCGATAAATTTAATTAATCTTTTTTTTACCATCTCTTTCTACAAATAAAGCATAACCCAAATAACAATAGTTGATAACATCTGCAAACCTAGAATGAATAGGTTCACTCTTTTTAAGGTTAGCGTTTTTTAGGTGAGCATAAATACTTTGTATTTGTTTCTCAAAAAATGTTGCCCATACTTTCATATCAGATGTTTCTAATCGTTCTGCTGTACTCTTAAAGTTTGCAAGAACATCTGTATCTTCATTTGTGTATTCAGGTCTTTTACTAACCATTATATCAAATGAATAATCATTTAATTGTTTTACTAGCTTATCAAATTCTGTCTGTGTCATAATACTTTTTTTAAAATGTCATACTTTACTGGATCAAGTTCTTTGATCTTACTTAAAAAGATCAGTTGTTCTTGACTAGCTTTTTCTCTTTCTTCATCAGTTGAATCAATACCAAGATTACATTCAATCTTTGCCATTGCTTCCATAAGAGCATCAATCTTTGCTTTCACTTGCTTATTGGTATTATAAGCACCATAGATTTCTCTTTTTTCGTTTCTATTTAAATCATCAGTCGTTGGTGTCATATATATTCTTTTTATGGTTTGGTAATATGTAACTTTCTTTCTTTACTAATTTATTGTTTTTAAAGTCGGTTGTTTTAGGACAATCCATAACTGCTAATTCTAGTTCTGAAATATCAATGTCTTTCAGATCATACCAGTACAACTTATGATCATAAGCTACTACATAGTAACAACCTTTCTCACCACACAACTTCATCAGCTTATCATACTTATATTTTTCAATCATCCATTTGTCGTAATACGACTTCCTAACTTTTATCTCTATTATACTTCTTATACTTTCCATATCGTAATGGCTCATTTCTTCAGAATCTTCTATGTCATCAATAATAAATTTTAAATATTCTCTGACATCAGATTCTTTTTTAAATATCATAATATTAAACTTCCATCTTCATTTACATCATCCCAGTAAAAACCTGAAATGTGTTTTTTATCAATATATTTTTTCCAAGAATCAAAAGCTATTCGCCAAGCTAGTTTACCTTTATTTATAAGATCATCAGACAAAGAATATACTGCAACGTCAAATGGGTATCTGTTTTCAATAGCTATAAATCTAAATGATGCAGGATCATATCCTAACATCTCAGAATAGAAACACGCTTGAAGGTGATAAGCATAGAAATAAATAGCACTTCTAAACGCTTTAGGTGAAGCATCTTGACACGTTTTAATGTCAATGATATATCTACCCTTTTTAATACCATCAGGTCTTATACGGACTGGTACGTCTTCATACGTACCGTAATAACTGTGTTCTATTTCATCTAAGGTAAATAATAACTTATTTGCAAGTTCATTGTTCATTGCGTTTTGTGCTATCTGATCTAAAGAATCTTTTTCCTCACCTGAAACCACAATCTTATTAGGGTTGTCAGATATAAGTTGTTTCTTGTATTCTTTGTCTTTCTTTGTTCTAAGGTTTAGGTTTTTGGGTAACGCTATTATTTCTTTTTTTTCAGGTTCTAAGAGTACGCTATGAACTGCACTACCAAAGTTCATTGCAGGTGTTGATACAAATTTTTCTTGATTAAGATAATGATATACAGACTTCTTATAAATCGTTTTGAGACCACTAGCAGAGATGCTATCGTGAGAATGGTACTCTAGGTTGCTATCTTTCTTTTTAATCATCTAGTTCGTTGATTTTGTTTTTGAAATAATAAATTCCATATAATACGATAGGACTAAAAGCAAAAATATTAAGTAAGCTAGGATGCCAAAGTTCACCACAGAAACCAAACAGATGTCTAAAAAATTCTACCATAATCAAAAAGTACCACCATCATCACCGATTATTAACCACTTACAATGAGATATGAATCAGGTGGTACATAATAAAACTAAACTAAATGTATGAAAAACTAAAACGGTAACCCACTATCATCAGTAGATTGCGTTTCAGTCTTACGCTTTATCTTGCTTGGATCATTCCAAACAACATTAACATTCTTACCAAACTTATCAGGTTGTTCTTTTTTAGATATTCTTAACCTTACAAATTTATTACCTTTATAATCTTCTACAACGTTAGGATTTTGTTTGATCTTATCAAGATTCAAAGTCACGTTGAAGAACTCTCCATACTGACCAGTAACGGTCTTACCACTACCTAAGTAAATTGTCTCACTCATATTATTTATTTTAAAAGTTTATTATTAATACTTTGTGCTACCTTTCCGTTAGCACACCAATAACCAAACTGTGATGCAGTTTTAATTATATCACCTTCGGTTATGTCTTCGCAGTTACCACCAGTCTTTAAATTCCAAAAGTCAATAGATGCTTTTAATGATGATTGTCTTATAATCTGATTCTGTGTATCATTCATAGTTCGCATATTAAGGATTTAATAAAACCGATTTTAACCATTGATTCTAATTCACTAACTTTTAGAGAACTAGGATCATTGAACTTGTTATGTAACGTCATAGGTGTAACACCCATCTTTTTTGCTAATGTTAGCTTCGTCATACCAAGTTCTTTTAATCTATATTCTAGTTGCAATCTTTGTAACATAAGGACAAATCTAAATAAAAATATATTTATATTCAACTATTTCTTTTTATTATTGAAAAAAATATTTTAAATTGCTTCAGAAAGGAAACACTTACCTTTATTATATATATTAATTTATTTCTATTATTTTCTCTATAAAGAAAATAATAGAAATAATAAATCTATAGATATAACTAATAGATATAATAATTATAAAATAATAAATTTTTTTGAATTTTTAATAACGCAACAAATGAAAAACAACGCAAAGGATAAAATTAAAAGTGAGGCGATGGTTTCTTTGAAAGTTGAGGAGTTGATGACAGACTTTGAAACTGCTGAAGCCACCTTCCGTTTCGCTGACATATCAAGTAAGAGAAGCAAGTACAATCGAGATATTGATGAAGCGTTTTACAACCACGCTAAAAGCTACATAGAGAAACTCTGTAAGCTACTTGTCTTGGTTAATGCAGGAGAGATGTACCATCTTCACCATTATAGACAAGCATTGATCAAACACAAGAAAGATATAAACAAGGTGTATGAAAAAATAAATGATATAAAACTATGAAAGGTAAATTGCAGATAGTTGATTTTGATGATGTATTAAAACGAGACGATAATGCTAAAGAATGTAAAGAAGTTTACGTCAACGATGTAAGAGATAAGCTAGACACCTTCTTTAAATATGGTTATGAACTTGGACAACCATCTTACATAGATAAACTCAACGGTATCTTTTCTTGGAGAAAAGGATTCTTATACTGTTTTAGTGGTTATCCACAATCAGGAAAGTCAGAATTCATTAATTATGCAATGCTACTAAGGGCAAAACATTATGATGATAAGATAGTAATGTATTCACCTGAAACAAATACCTATGAGCTGATAACAAATTTAGCTAGAGCATATATAGGAAAGAACGTAAATCCTGAGTTTGATAACGTTTGCACAGAAAAAGAATACAATGAAGGATTAGATTTTATTCAAGATCATTTTGTGTTTTTAGAAAATCAAGAAGAATTACCATCGGTAGCAGGGTTACTTAACACCTTTGAAAGATTATCAGGTAAAGGATTTGATTGTTTTGTAATTGATCCTATGAACTGGTTAGTGGAATCAAATGTCGGAGAAACAAATCTTTATAATTATTTAAAAGTATCACTCACTAATCTTAAAATGTTTGCAAAGAACTTTGATAAGATTGTTAGCTATATAGAACATCCAAAAACACCCTCACCAGTAAAAGGTAAGATACCACAAGCTACTGCTTTCTCATTAGCAGGTGGTACTATGCACTTTAATAAAGTCGATTGTATGGCACTTCTTCATAGAATGACAAAAGAAGATTTAGAAGATAAACTTTCCAAAGGTGATTTATTAGCAAGACAATTAGATAATCTTGATAATAATATTAACTTTGTTGAGTTTGAAACAGTAAAGATGAAATCTCAAAGGTTGAATGGTAAGTTAGGCAGTCAGCTCTTAGAATATGATTTTATTACTGGTAGGTTTAAATAAATAATTAATTATGACAAAAGAACAAGCATTGCAATTAATAGTTCAGGTATGTGAGAAAGGTAACAAATCAGGTCTTTTTACATTATCTGAATCAAGTCTTGTATTACAAGCATTAGAACAATTTGGTGTTCAACCACCTAAAGTAGAAGAATTAGAAAAAGATGAGGTGGCAGAAGAAGTATCAGAAACAAAAGAAATCAAAGACTAGATACCTTTTTATTTCAGATTACGATAATATACTAGGTGAATCACTTAACATTTGCGATACGGTTAGAAAACTGTGGACTTACTACAAATGTGATTCACAGAGTATATTTATTGCTGTTACACCAAGAATAAAAACACATCAGATAAGGGAAAAATCAATATCTCTTACAGACATTAACAACAAGAAAACATATAAATATCTCAATAAAGTTATTACAAGAAGTGAATTTATCTTACTTTTAGAATGTGATAACAAAAGGCAAGACCAAAGTCATAAGAGAAATTGAAACATTTATCTTGCGTTATAAGGAGAAAGCTAAAGAACACCAATACCACAATAACGATGATGTTAAATGTTATAAACGCATTTACGCACTAGCAGAACTCTTTCC